GTATAGCATTTCAATACGGACAAGTCTCTGTTATAGACGGAGACAGATTAAAACCAGCTCAATCATTTGTTATGACTCCAGAAGTAGGAAAGTTATTACTTTTCCCTTCTTGGTTACAACACATGGTCTATCCCTTCAAAGGCGAAGGAGAAAGACGAACCATTGCATCCAACTTAAACTGTTGGGATGTGCAAGAAGAAAATAGTTTAATAAGTTAGCTTTCAATTTGATTGCATAATGCTTATAATTAAATATTAATTAACTATGGAAATATTATGGCAGAACAAAAAAAATTAACTAATGAGCAAGAATATTGTAAAGCTCAAATAGATGATTTAAATAAAAAAGCAGCAACTTTAAATTTTCAACTTGACCAAGTAAAAGCAAGTTTATCAGTATTTACTAATTTACTTGCAGAAACTACTTCTGATACAGCATCAGAAGTTTTAAAAGAAAATAAACCTAAAAAAGAGGAAAACAAAAATGATAATAATTAATATATTAATTTGGATTACAGCTATAATTTCTATAGCTTCTGTAATAGCAGCAATTACACCAACTCCTAAAGATGATGTATGGTTTGGTAAACTATATAAAATTATAGACTGGTGTGCATTAAATGTTTTAAAAGCTAAAGATAAATCACCAAAAAAGTAATGGCAACTATTAAAGATGCTTTAAATGCTATAGAAGCACACGAAAGAGAATGTAAAGCATTATACAAAAGTATTGATAAAAGATTAGAAGATGGGTCAAAAAGATTTGATAAATTAGATAATATGATTTGGGCTGTTTATCCTTTTATTGTTGGCGTTGTATTTTTAGCTAAGTTTGTATAATGGGTAGAAGCAAAAAATCAACAGTAAATAGTGCTGGTAATTATACAAAACCAGGTATGCGTAAAAAAATATTTAATAGAATTAAAGCTGGTAGTAAAGGTGGTAGACCTGGTCAATGGTCTGCTCGTAAAGCACAAATGGTAGCTAAAGCTTATAAAAAAGCTGGTGGTGGATATAAATAAATGGCTTATTTGCAAAGTAGCATACCTTATTTTAAGTGTTGGGTTAGAAAAGAATACACACACAATCACGAAAAATATCATGGTGAATTTTTACACGCTATGGTTATTGGAGTTACAACAATTCAAAAACGCTGTTTATCATTCCAAGTAATTTTTACAGGTGCAGAAACTTACGATACAGATGAACCAAATGTGCATGGTGGAGCTATGTGGGCAAGGATGCCTATTACAGCTCTTGTTGGAGATACCCCTTTTGAAGAATGGGCTGAACCTATGGAAGTTTGGGAAGCACAACCTTGGGATTGTGCATCTCGTACACATAGTATATATGTATTAGAAAATTGTTCTCCTTGTCCTTGGATGGCAAAAATTGATGGTAAATTTTATCCTGCAAAGTATTATTTTACTGTAGATTATACAGAATCTGATACAGCAGATGACCCTGCTCAACATAAACAAAATCATGTTCTTGAATTACTAGACGCAGGTAAATGGACAGGCAATATAGTTGCTTTACCTAATAATAGAGTAAGAGTTACAAGACCTGCACAATTTGAATTAGGAGAAGGTGCTCCAGACTTTAGACCCTCTCAACATATTCACTATAGTAAATCTGATTTAGATTACACATTAGATGTAAATCAAGTATTTGATAATTTATACAATGAAGGACCAGAAACAAATGAAACTTAATAGACGACAAAAAGAAACTTTGAAAAAACATAGCAAACATCATACAAAAAAACATATGGATGAAATGGTCAAGTCTATGAAAACAGGAACTAAGTTTGGTAGTGCTCATAAAAAAGCTCTTAAAAAAGTAGGTAAATAATGCCTCTTAAAAAATCTCAAAGGTCATTAAAAAAATGGACAGGAGAAAAATGGACTACTCCTAGCGGAAAAAAATCTTCTAAGACTGGTGAAGTTTACGCACCAAAAGCTCAAATAAATAGACTAAAATCAACCTCTAAAGGCAGAAGCAAACTTGCAGCAGCTAACAGAAAAAAAAGACAAGCTACTGCTAAAGGTAAGCAACATGCTAGACATGGTTTACATAAAGGAAAAAAAAGATAATGTATGAATATAGTTGTAAAGTTGATAGAGTTGTTGATGGTGATACTATTGATGTTGTTTTGGACCTTGGCTTTGATATTTTATATCGTTGTAGAGTTCGTCTTTATGGTATTGATACCCCAGAAAGTAGAACTAGAAACAAAGATGAAAAAGTTAGAGGTAAATTAGCTGGTGAATTTTTAAAAAATGCTGTTAAAAAAGGTAAAAAAGTTATTATTGAAACTAAATTAAAAGATTCAAAAGGCAAATTTGGTAGAGTTTTAGGTAATGTTGTCGTAGATGGAATAAATATTAACCAGTCTATGATAAATGAATACTTAGCAGTAGCTTATTTTGGTCAAAGTAAAGATGACATAGAAGCAGAACATTTAGTTAATAGAGAAAAACTTATAGAACTAGGCAAGTTTACACCAGTAGAATAATGGATGCAGTAGTTCAATTAATTAATGAAGTTGGCTTTCCAATAGCAGCAGCAATAGGTCTTGGTTTATTTATCTGGAAGCTTATTAATAAAATTATTGATGGTATGGAAACTAAGGTAGATGTACTTGATGAAAAAGTATCAGCACAAATATCTGAAATAGAACAAAGGTTAGGTCAAAAATTAGACTCACAACATGGAATATTAGTAGCTCTTATAGATAGAGTTCGTTCTGTAGATAATGAAATAATTAGACAAGACACACTTTTAAAAACTATATTAGGTGTACCACAACTAATGCATACTGATAGATTAGCAAAGGCGGATAGAGATGACCAAAGGAAAGATTGAATCTTCAGAAGAAGAAAAAAATATGATAATTAAAGTAGTTGCTGTTATAGGTGCACTATTATTTGTTGGTATATTTGCACAAAACCTTTGGGCAGATACTATAACTTTTAAATTTAAATCTCCTAGCTTTAATGGTGTAGGTACATCTTCTCATTACTTAACTATAGAAAATCAAGAGTTTAGTCGTAAGCTAACAATTAAAGAAGAAATAAAAGCTTTACAAGAAGAAATAGAAAGAGAGAAAGAAAACTCTACACTTGCTAGATTTATGCGTAACTTAGAATCAAGAGTCTATGCAGAATTATCAAGACAGTTAGTAAATAACTTATTTGGCGAAACACCACAAAGCTCAGGAACAATAACCTTAGAAGGTAATACTATAGAATATACAAGCGATGGTGTAACTTTAACACTTAAAATAACGGAAGCAGATGGAACAGTTACTGAAATTACGATACCTATTGGCACTTTTACTTTCTAGCTGTTCTATATTTAATCAATTTGAAGATACATACGAACAAAGATTTGAAAGAAATAACATTGTAAGAATATCCGAATTACAATCTAAAGAATTAGCTAATGTAAAAAAACCAATAATTAAACCTGTAGTAGCTGTATATCCTGCAGCATTTACTGACCAAACAGGTCAGCGTAAAAGTAACAGCGAGTTTGCTTTATTTAGTACAGCAATAACACAACAGCCTAATGCTTTACTTATAAGAGCTCTTAAACACGCAGGTAATGGTGATTTTTTTACAGTAGTTGAAAGAGTAGGTTTAGATAATTTAACAAAAGAAAGACAATTAATAAGGTCTGCTAGAGAACAATCTTTATCAGATGAAGAAAAAAAACAAGCACTTAGACCTTTATTATTTGCAGGAGTTTTAATTGAAGGAGCTGTTATAGCTTATGAAACTAATCTAACTACAGGTGGTATAGGAGCTAGATATTTAGGTATTGGTTCTAGTGCCCAGTATAGAGAAGATAGTGTAACAACGACTTTAAGAATGGTATCAGTAGCCACAGGTGAGATACTAATAGAAGTAATGACTGAAAAAACTATATTTAGTTATGGAAAATCAGAAGATGTATTTCGTTTTATAGAAGCAGGAACAGAACTTGTTGAAATAGAAATGGGTAATTCCAGGAATGAATCAACAACAATAGCATTAACAAAAGCTATTGAAAGTGCTGTATTAGAAATAATTAATGTCGGTTATGACAGGAGTTTTTGGAAACATGAAGAAATTGAAATTAATGAGCCTGAGTGTGATGCTGATTGCATTAACAAGTTACGCGGCTGATAATGAAATATATGTAGACCAGTCAGGAACTGGTGCAAATATAGACTTAGAACAATTAGGTATATCAAACATAATTGGTGGTTTAAATTCTACTGCAGGGTCTTTAAATGCATTTGATTTAGATGGTGCTACTATGACACTTGATATTAATATGATTGGTAATACCAATAAATTTTTAGGGGATATAAACGCTACTACTTTTACAGGATTATATAATTTTACTGGAGATACAAATACTTTTACGATACAAGTAGACCCAACTAATACATATAGTTCTGCAGGTTCTGACCAAAATATAGCAGTTACAGGTAGTAGTAATACATTTACCTTAAATCAAGGTACTACAGCAATAGCAGCAAACTTAAATTTAGATTGGATTATTCAAGGTTCTAGCAACACAGTAACATCAAATATAAATATTGATGGTGCTACAAACTATATGGATATAGATGGTTCTGATAATACAATAAATTATACAGGTACTGGTGTTAATGCTTCAGCAGGTGGATATTTTTGGCTAGACCATACAGGCGGTCAAAGAACTTTTAACATACAACAACTGAGTACCCAAGATAATGACTGGCTTAAAATTATATCAATCGGTGGTAATGCTTCTTCTACTGTCTGTGTTATTCAAAACGACCAAGGTACAAGCACAAGCTGTTAATATTGGAGATATATCTGAACTAAATGGTTCAGCACAAATAGTAAGAGATAAACCATTAGATGCCGAATTAAAATTTTCTATACAAAGTAATGATGAAGCTATTACTACTAATGGAAGAATGGCTATTACATTTCTTGATGATTCTGTTGTAAAACTTACTGAACACTCACAATTATTAATAGATGAATATATTTATGACCCTGACCCATCTAAAGCAAAAATGGCTCTTACCTTTGGTCTTGGCACAGCAAGATTTATTACAGGCAATCTAAACCGCATAGATAAACAAAACATATCTCTTAAAACACCTACAGCTAATATAGCTATTCGTGGAACTGATTTTACGGCTACAGTAGATGAATTAGGTCGTAGCCTTATAATACTGCTACCAGACTCTCTAGGACTCTCTAGTGGCGAAATAGAGGTAGTTACTGCTATGGGAACAGTTTTACTTAGCAAACCTTACGAAGCAACTACAGTAAGCGTATTTGAATCAGCACCAAGCAAACCAGTTATATTAGATTTAACATTAGATGTAATAGACAATATGTTAATTGTTACACCTCCTAAAGAAGAAACTGTTATAGAAGAAGAAGCTACAAGCACACAAACAGATAGCGTACTTGATTTTAACGACTTAGATATAGACTATCTTGCAGAAGATTATTTAAAAGAAGATAGCTTAGAATTTACAGAACTAGATATAAATTATCTTGATGTAAATTACTTAGAAGATTTATTAAATGTTTTAGATGGATTAGCTATAGCTGAAGAAGAGGACCAATTAGCACAGGCTACAAGCACACAAATATCAGGGACATTATTAGGTAAAGACCCAGATACACAGATAACAACTATAATTACAGGACAAGTTGTTAGTTTAAGAAGAAGTGTTAGCGAAAGCGTACAGTTAGATTTAGATGGAAATAATGCTTACACAGTAATATTTATACAAGATGGCATTTCTAACATAATAAAAGTTAATGGTGGTAGTGATTCTACAATAACAATAACTCAAAGTGATTAATGAAAAAATTAATATTACCAATACTTATAATACTTTTACTGCCATTAATATATCAGTCAACACCTACAGAAATATTAAAACTAAAAGTATTTGATTCATTTATAAAAATACCAGAACCATCAGGTAATTTTGTCATACTAAACATAACAGAAGAAGATGTAGAGCGTGAAGGTGGCTATCCATTACCTAGAAAAAGATTAGCTGATATACAAATGGAAATTATTGGTAAAGGTGCTTTAGGAGTTGGTTGGGTTATATCTTTTCCACAAGCAGACAGAATGGGTGGTGATGAAGATTTTGGAAGGTCTTTAGGATATGCACCTTCTGTTATAGCTATGTTTGAAGATGGTAAAGGTAATTATCCTAAGCCAACAGGAACTGTAGTGAAAGGTGAAGATAATGGTGGTATAGTATCTTTGGGAGTAAAACAAAACCTTCCTCTATTAGCAAACAATACGCTAACTGGTTTAGCTATTGCTCCCACCGAAGTTGACCAACTTGTAAGAAGAATACCTCTTTTAGTTAAAACACCTAATAATAATTGGATTCCTAGTTTTGGCACACAAATATACAAAGCTTTGTTTGGTGTAAAGACTTACATTATAAAAACCAATAATAATGGTATAGAAGAAATATCAATCAGAGGAATACCACCAGTTAAAACAGATAGCCTTGGTCGCAAATGGATTAGTTGGATAGATACAGAACAAACTAATTTAAAAGAAATGGATGTAAATGGTAAGTTTGTATTTATTGGAGTTACGGCTAATGGAGTAATGCCACAAGTTGCAACTCCTGTAGGTTTATTAGAACCACATAAAATACAAGCAGCACTAGCAGAATCAATACTTATACAAGATAGTCCTTATATACCTGATTGGCATCTAGCTGTTGAACTATTAATTTTAGTGATAACAGTAACTTTTGTCTGGTTATGTGTAAATATTTTTGGAATGACGCTAGGAATAACATTTACCAGTCTATTATTCTTTTTAACAATATTTATCGGACACTATTTAATACAGCGTGGAATACTAATAGATGTAAGTTGGACATTAATTTCACAGTTTATAACAGCATCAATAGGTTTTTATTTAAGATTTAGAGAACAATACAAATTAAGACAACAAATTAAAAAACAATTTGAACATTATCTTGACCCAAGACAAGTTAAAAAATTACAAGATAATCCAGATTCATTAGTATTAGGTGGTGAAAGAAGATACTGCACATTTTTATTTACAGATGTAAGAGGTTTTACTGCTATGTCTGAAAAGCTAGAACCAGAAGAAGTAACTAAAATTATGAACAAAGCTTTAACAATACAAGCAGATGCAGTAAAAGATTATGGAGGTATGGTAGATAAGTATATTGGTGATGCAATGATGGCTATATTTAATGCACCATTAGATTTACCAAACCATGAAACTGCTGCAGTATTATGTGCAAAAAAAATTCAAGATAAAATTAAACAAGCTAATATTGATGTAGAGATAGGAGTAGGTGTTAATACTGGTTATGCTGTTATTGGTAACATGGGAAGCGAAACAAGATTTGATTATACAGCTATAGGTGATGCCGTTAATCTTGCTGCTAGGTTAGAAAGTTCTACTAAGGAAGTTGGTGAAGATATTGTTATTGGATATAATACAATTAACGCAAAAAACTTTAATTCTGAAATAATATTAAAAGAATTAAAAAGCATATATGTAAAAGGTAAAGAAAAACCTATACAAATATATACAATAAATTAATTTTAGGAGTTTTATGAAAGCAATATTAAAAAACATAGTAGGAGCAGTAGCACCTACAATAGGTTCAGCAATGGGTGGACCTCTTGGTAATATGGCTATGGGTAAAATAGCAGAAGTTTTAGGTGTATCTAATGACCAAAAATCTGTACAACAAGCAATACAAAATGCTACACCAGAACAGATGATGGAGATTAAAAAAGCTGAACAAGAGTTTGAAGTACAAATGAAAGAGCTTGATGTAGATGTATTTAAGCTAGAAGTAGCTGACAAACAACACGCTAGAGGTATGTTTAGTAAAGATTGGACTGCTAGAATTATAGGCTTATTTACTATAGGTGGATTTATGGGTTATATATTTTTAGTAACTATACAACCACCAGAACAAAACAGCGAAGCACTTATTAATTTAGTGCTTGGTTATCTCGGAGGTTTAGCAAGTGCAATTATTTCGTTCTATTTTGGAGCATCTAATACCAGCGACAAAAAGGAGTAATATGAAAATATCACAAGAAGGTTTATCGCTAATTAAAAAGTTTGAGGGTTGTGAGCTTGAAGCTTATCGTTGTGCAGCTAATGTTTTAACAATAGGATATGGCTCAACTAAAGGTGTTAAAGAAGGCGATACTATTACACAAGAAGAAGCTGATAGTTTATTGTTACATGAAATGGATGAGTATGAAGGTTATATAAATGACATGATAAAATCTGATTTAAAACAAAATGAATTTGATTCACTTGTATCATGGGTATTTAATTTAGGTCCATCAAACCTTTCTAGCAGTACACTTTTGCAAAAATTAAATAATAAAGATTGGGATGATGTGCCATCACAAATTAAAAGATGGAATAAAGCTGGTGGTCAAGTAAAACAAGGTTTAGTAAGAAGAAGAGAAGCAGAAGCTTTGCTGTTTGAAGGCAAAGAATGGCATGAGGTTTAAATATGACATTAGCCAAATATGTATTTAGACCAGGTATAAACAAAGAAGGTACTAATTATAGTAACGAAGGTGGCTGGTTTGACGCAGATAAAGTTAGATTTCGCAAAGGCAGACCTGAAAGAATAGGTGGTTGGCAAAAACAAAGCACAGATAGTTTTATAGGTACAGCTAGAAAAATATTTGTATATAGAGCATCTAGTGGTACAAACTATATTACTTTAGGTACTCATCAAAAATTTTATGTATTAGAAGGAAACTCTTATAGTGATGTTACCCCCATACGAGCCACGACTACTAATGGTATTGTTTTTTCTGCTACTGATGGCAGCACTACTATAACTGCAACTGATGATGCTCATGGTGCTGTTATAGGAGATTTTGTAACTATAAGTGGTGCAGTATCTTTAGGCGGCAATATTACTGCTGCTGTATTAAATCAAGAATATCAAATAACTGCAGTACCAAGCGTAGATACATTTACTTTTACAGCTACTGCAACAGCTAATTCTAGTGATAGTGGTAATGGTGGTTCTGGTGCAGATGCAGCTTATCAAATAAATACAGGTCTTGATGTTTATGTTCGTTCAACAGGTTGGGGTGCAGGAACTTGGGGTGCAAGTACATGGGGTTCTGCAACAAGTTTATCTCTTACTAATCAATTAAGATTATGGTCTATAGATAATTTTGGTGATGATGTTGTTTTAAATCCAAGAGCTGGTGGCATTTTTTATTGGGATGAATCATCAGGAACTAATACAAGAGCAGTAAATGCAACAAGTTTAAGTAATGCTAGTGATGTTCCAACAGCAGTATTACAAGTTATGGTTTCTGATGTAGATAAACACGCAATAGCTTTTGGATGTAATCCTATAGGTTCTACAACTATTGACCCTTTATTAGTAAGATTTTCAGATACAGAAAGTATTATAGATTGGACACCAACTGCAACTAATCAAGCTGGTGGTGTACAACTATCAATGGGCTCTACAATTATAGGTGCACTTAGAACAAGACAAGAAATACTTATTTGGACAGATGCAGGTATAGTTTCTATGAGATTTGTAGGAGCACCATTTGTATTTTCATTTAATGAAGTAGCACATGGTCCATCTTTAATATCTCCTAATGCAGCAGTTAATGCTAATAATAAAGTTTACTTTATGGATAATGGTGGTTTTTATAGTTATTCAGGTAGTGCTCAAAGATTACCTTGCACAGTATTAGATTATGTTTTAAGTGATTTAAATCAAACACAATCATTTAAAATATTTGGTGCAGTTAATGATAGTGCTAATGAAATAATGTGGTTCTATCCGTCAGGAAGTAGTTTAGAAGTAGATAAATATGTTATGTATAATTATTTAGAAAATGTATGGTCTATTGGCACAACATCAGATAACTTCGTAAGAACTGCTTGGGATTCTGCTTTAATATTAGATAATCCAATAGCAGCTAGTAAAAACGACAGTACATCTAATAACAATTATATTTTTGCACATGAAATAGGTCATGGAGACGATGGTAGTAATTTTACTGCATATATAGAATCAAGCGATTTTGACTTAGACCCAGATGGAGAAAAATTTATAGCAGTAAATAAAATAATTCCTGATGTAGAATTTAGAGACCAACAATCTACATCTGATGATGTAACTATTACAATTAAAGGTAGAAATTATCCATTAGAAGATTTATCTACTTTATCTACTGTATCAGTTACACCAGCTTCAACATTTACTAATACAAGAGCTAGAAGTAGACAATGTGCTATTAGAGTATCTAATTCATCAAATGATTATGGTTGGAGACTTGGTGATTTAAGATTAGATATAAGACCAGATGGTAAAAGATAATGGCAAATCCTAAATCAATAGCATTACCTTTAGCACAGCAAGAATATAGTTCCGCAGATGAGGCAGTTACAAGAAGAATAATGGAACAAGCAATACAAGATTTAGCTATAGAATTAGACAAACTACAAAAATTACAAAGTGTCGTAGTAAGTAAAGGACTAAAAAGACATCAATTTTTATTAATGGGAATGAAACATGGCTGATAATTTAAAAGTATTAGGTCAAGTTGACCCTGCAGCAACAACAACAACTATACTTTACACTTGTCCAAATATGACACAAACGACAGTTAGTTCTATAGTTGCAGCAAATAGAACAGGGTCTGCAATAACATTTAGATTAAGTGTTCATGTAGCTGGTGCAGGTGCAGACGATAAACAATTTCTTTTTTATGATAAATCAGTAGCAGCAAATGATTCATTATCAATAGTTTTAGGTATAACATTAAATCAGACAGATGTTGTAAAAGTTTATACAAGTGCAGTAGATATGAGTTTTAATATGTTTGGTTGCGAAACCAAAGAGGAAGATAGATAAATATGGATATAAAACAACAAACCAAAAATGTAGCAGCACAAGGTCGTTTTGGCGATTCTATGTTACTTCATGTAAATCCTGCAGAAGTTAAAGGATTAGCATCTGCTATGCCTATAACAATAAATCCAGATACAGGACAGCCAGAAGCTTTTTTACCTTTCTTAGCACCTATATTAGGTTCTATGTTGGCTCCTTCGGTTCTTGGAGCAATAGGTGTTACTGGATTATCAGCAGGAGCTATGGCAGGTATAGGAGCAGGTTTAGCTACTTATGCACAAACAGGTGGCTCTGGAAGTAAAGCATTACTATCAGGTCTTACAGCAGGATTAGGTACAAAAGCTTTAAGTGGTGGTGCAGAAGCTGCAGTAGGTGCAGATGCAGCAACACAAGCAGCTACAGATGCGGCATTACAAAGTGGAGCAACAGATATAACAATAAAATCAGCAGGACAAACAGCAAGTGATGCTGCAATAAAAGCTGCACAAGAAGGCTCTAAGCTTGGTTTTAATCCTTCAGGTAATTTTAGAGGATTTACTCCTGGTGAATCATTTCAAACTATGTTTAGTAATAGAGGTCTTGATGCAGGTATGCAATCATTAGCAGGAGCAGCAATGACTCCTACTGGTGTGTTAGCAGCAACTACAGCAGGTACTGGAGCTGTAATGCAATCACAAGATGAATTTGAAGCAATGTTAAGACAAATGAATGTAGATGAAGAAGAACGCAAAAGATTAATGTATGAGAGATACCCTGAACAAATACCAGTAGCTACAGGTGGTAGCACTAATTTTGCAGATGGTGGTACAACAGGTTATCAAGGAGGTCGTAATGTTTATTCAAGCTTTGACCCAATAATGAATATGAATTATGGTGGATTTAATGCTGGTGCTACTAGAGCTCCTAGAGCAAGAGTAACTAATCCAATACCTAGAGGTTTTATGCCTGGTTTTATGCCTGAGTTTTCTTATTTCCAAAACTTAAATCCTAGTGCAACTGAAATACAAGGAAATAATCAAGGTGGATTTAGACAACCAAGATTACAACCATTATCACCTCCAGGTGGATTTAGAAATGAAAATAGATTTATGCCTAGATTTGGTGGATATAACAATCCTTTTATGCAAACACCAAGTTATAGAAGTTTTTATGGTAATCCTCAAATGGGTGGCATGATTAATCCATATGCAAGATTTACACAACAGACTATGCAACCATACTTTGCACCACCTCCAGTTTATACACCACCACCTAGAGATGATTTACCTCCTCCAAGAGATGATGTACCACCATCAGATGGACCTATAGTTCCACCTATTGATGATGGTATAGGTCGTAAAGGTAGAACTAGAAATATAGAACCTATTATTCCATCAGATGACTTTGTTACTCGTGGACCTGTAAGAGGACCTATTAATGAACCTATGAATACACCACCTCCTACAATAACAATACCTATTGAGGGTGGTTCAGATGTAACAATACCTGATTTTAGTAGAATAAATACTCCAATAACTCCTCCTATGATTACAGGTTTAGAGAATAAAGATGCCATGCGTGGTGAAATGTCTATAGATAGAATAAATGAAGAGCAAAGAATACCTCCAATGATTAATGAAAATCCAGTTACATTGAGCAAGAAGCTTTCATCTACACCTCCTGTAACACCTCCTATAACACCTCCAACTCTTCCAACTCCAGCAGCACCTACAGAAGCTACAGAATTTCTAGCTAATACACCTGTGCAAAGACCTCCTATGCAACCACCTATGTCTATAGGCGGACCAGATGGTGGTAGAGGCAGTATGTTTGGAGCACCTATGTTTGCAGAAGGTGGAGATACTGAATTACCTAATGAAGGATTAAAAGCTCTAGCTAAAACAGAAAAAGGTAGAGAAGCTGTAGAAGCAATGGGTTATCAAGAAGGTCAAGATATAAATATTTCTATGCCTACTGGTCAATCAACAGATATGATGATGCAAGACCCTATAGTTCAAGAAGTTATACAGTTTATTCTTGGTGAAACAGATAATAATGAAATTATAAATGAGTTTATTATTAAATATGGTCAAGAACAACTTATGATGTTGAGAGATGTAGTATTAAAACAAGCTGCAGGTAATCCAGATGCACAAACAGAAGGACTAATACAAGGTGTTGGAAATAGTGGTATGGCAGATGATTTACCTATGAATATAGGTAATAAGGCAATAGCTGCTGTATCACAAGATGAATATATTATTCCAGCAGATGTTGTATCTATGTTAGGTGATGGTAGTTCTGATGCAGGTTCTAAACAATTAGATGGTATGTTAGATAGAGTTAGAATGGCTAAGACTGGTGGCAAAACACAAGCTGCACCACTTAATCCAGAAGAGGTATTACCAGCGTGAATCAAGTAGCAGAAAAAATAGAATTAGAAGTAGAACATGATTTTGAAATATCACTTGTGCCAGATGATAAATTAACTTTAGTTTGGGAACAATGTGAAAAACATTTACATAAATCTTGTAATCGTTCTAATGGTAGAGCATTACCTGAAGATATATTCTATGATTGTTTAAATAAACAAGCTTCTTTATGGATTATATTTGATAAAGAAACATTAGATATATTTGGATGTTCTATAACAAAAATAGTTGAATATCCAACTGGAAAAAGAATGTTAAATATAGACCACATTGGCGGTAAAAAAATGAATGAGTGGATTGATAGAGGTCTACAAGTTATAAATAAATGGGCTAAAAGCAATGAATGTGTGGGCATAGAAGGTATTGGTAGAGCAGGTTTTTGGAATTGGATTAAAGATAGAGAAGGCTGGGAAAAAACAGCAATATTTTTTGAATATGAATTTAAGGAGAATGAATAATGGGCGGAAGAAGTAGCGGTTCATCAGCACCAACACAAACAAAAGTAGTAAATACAGATTTACCAGAATATGTACAACCATATTTTGAGCGACTCCTACAAAGAGGAGAAGCAGAATCTAATCAACCATATACTCCATATGGTGGTGAAAGAATAGCGTATTTTTCTCCTGATGAATTAGCTAGTCAAGGCATGACTAGAGGTTATGCACAAGCAGGAACTCCACCAGAATATCAACTAGCTTCACAAAGAGCCGCTATGTTAGGTGGACCATATGGTTCTGGTTATCAAGCTGATTATTTAGGCAATACATATGATGCACAAGGATATGGCTCTGGCTATCAAGCTGGTTTAGTAGGTTCTGATTATCAAGCAGGTATGATGGGTCCAGGTTATCAAGCACAAGGATATGCACCTACATATCAAGCAAGAAGTGCTGGACCTGATTATAATGTTTTAGGTTATGAATCTAATATAAATAGATTTATGAGTCCTTATCAACAAGCAGTTACAGATGTAGCTAAAAGAGAAGCTATAAGACAATCTGAAATAATAGGTGATAAAACTGCTGATTCTGCAGCTATGTCTGGTGGTCTTGGTGGTTATCGTGAAGCTATTTTACAAGCAGAAAGAGAGCGTAATTTAGGTCAAGAACTTAGTGATATACAAACAAAAGGTAGTCAAGCAGGTTTTCAATCAGCACAAGCACAACTTGCAGCAGAAAGAGCAGCACAATTAGATTCTTCAAGATTTGGTCTGCAACAATTTACTGCAGAAGAACAAGCAAGACAAGCACAAGAAAGATTTGGACAAAGTGCATATGGATTAGAAGAAGGTTCTTTCCAAAAACAAACACAATTAGATACACAAAGGTATCAAGCAGGTGAAGCTGCAAGACAAGCAGCAGCTAAATTAGGATTAACAGCAGCACAACAAAACGAAGCAGCACGACAAGCACAAGAAAAATATATGCAAAGTGCATATGCTCAATCAGAAAAATCTTTCCAAGAACAAGGAAAACAAGATATTGCTGCTTTCCAAGCTAGAGAAGCTGCTAGACAAGCACAAGAAAAACTTGGTCAATCAGCTTATGATATGTCTCAAAGATATGGTTTGGCATCTGTAGATGCTCTTAGAAATGTTGGTGGAGATATACAAGATGATGTAAGACAAAGAATAGGTGCATTAACAGGTATAGGGCAACAACAAAGAGCAATGCAACAAGCATCTATGGATATGGGCTATCAAGACTTTTTAAGACAACAAGGATTTGGTCAACAACAGTTAGGATTCTTAGGTGGATTATTAAGAGGTGTACCTGTTCAGCCACAACAACAAATAAGCACTTTTCAACAACAACCAGGATTATTCCAAACTGCATTAGGAGCAGGATTAAGTGGACTTGGTTTATATAAAGGAATGAGTTAATGTCAAATTTAGTAGAACTATCAAATGAATTAGAATTTGTTCCAAAAGAACAATTAATACAAATGTCGCAAGACCCAAATTCTACTTATCCTTCTTATTTAGTATTGTCTGAAATAAAAAGAAGAACACAAATGGAAAAAATGTATGCTGCTCAACAACCTAAACCAGAAACAACAGTATCTGATGAATTAGTAGCAGAATTTGCAGGAAGTCCATCTGGTTTAGGAGCTATGGCTCAATCATCTGATATACCAAACGCTTTCCAATCAGGTGAAATGGGTAACATGGCTCCGCCCTCTCCTTTAATGACTGCTGCTAGTGGTGGATTAACAGGCTATCAAGCAGGTGGTTTAACAGACCAAACAATAAAAGAAGCTAATGCTTTAGGTATTGATATTAAAAATTTATCTGATGAAGAAATTGTAAGACGAGTTAAGTTAGCAAATAATAAAAGAAGAAAAGATATGTTATTAGGAATGACCCCTGATGCAAATCAATTTATCTTTAATCAATCCTTACCTACTTCTCCTGAAGATTTATTAAATTTAGGACCAATACCAGCAGGATTACAAGCTCAAATAAATGCAGCAAAAGAACCAAGTAAATTTGATAAAGTTATAGAAGGTGGCACACAATTCTTTTTTGGAGACCCAAGACCAGATGCTGAAAGACCTAATCTTGCTAGAGCTACAGATGAATTTACAGATTATTTAAGTTTAGTTCCAGGAGCAACAGCAAGTTTAAAATTAGGTGCAAGTGGTCTTAAAGCACTTATACAAGGTGGTAAAGCATTTAAACAATCAGGCAAACTTGATGACCTTATAGATTTAACTAAAGTAAATCCATCTAAAATTAATCAAGCTGATAATATTTTACCTATAGCACCAAAAACAGTAGGTGGACCACCTCCAGTACCTAGAATAGGAGGTACACCACCTCCAGTACCTAGAATAGGAGGTACACCACCAACAAGTGGACCAACATTAGGACCAACAGTAGGACCACCAAGACCTCCAGGTACAAACTTAGTTCCACAAACAGGTACAAACTTAGTTCCACAAACAGGTACAAATTTAGTTCCACAAGGAGGTCCTTTAGCAGTTATACCTAAAGTTACAAAAGAATCTAAAGGTCTTATAAATAGAGCTGTAGATTGGATAAAAAATAATAAAAAAACTGCCTTTGGATTTGGACTATTAGGTGGAGGAATAGGAAGTGCAGCATATTATTCTGGTGAACCAGATAAAGAAGATAATGGTGCAGGCGGTGCAGGCAGCACAGCTCCAACAACAAAAGAAATTAAAAAAAGTATTGACCCATTAGACCTAGCTAAATTAGGTGGCATTATTATGGCTGCTAAAAATACAAGCGAATTAGGTCAAGGCATAACAGCATTAGCTGGTGATATACAAGAAAGAAGATATAAAGAAAAAGTATTAACTAGCAAAGAAGAACAAATGTTATATACCAGATTAAATGCTATTTCTAAAGCCATAGATGAATATACTGGAGACCAAGAAGCACCAGAATATAAAAGATTAATTCAAGCAAGAGATGCTGCCGTAGCACAAATAAATACACTTTATGGTCCAATTACTCAAGGTACTGACCCAATGAGTATATTGAATGCTAATACTATTGGAGGCACAGATACTAAAGATACTGAAGATACTAGTTCAGGAGGTCTTGGTGGAGCATTAAAAAAATCATTTATAGCAATGAATCCTATTCTTTCATTAGGAGGAATGGGATTAAAAGCAGGATATGAATATTTAACTAAAGATGATGAAGTAAATAATACTATTATTCCACAACAAGATTTATATAATGCTTTTATAAAAAATGCACCTAATCCACAATATCTTACTGGCGACCCTTATATAGATAATATAATGAGAATAGAAAGTGGTGGTAGAGATGTTGTAAATGACACTACAGGAGCTACAGGTCCAATGCAAGTTTTACCTAGTACTCTTCAAGACCCTGGTTATAATATTGAACCTGCTAAAAATAATTCTGTTGAAGAAAAAATTAGAGTTGGTGTAGATTATTTTTATAAAATGGTAGATAAATATAATGGTGATATTTTTCTTGGCACTTTAGCTTTTAATTTAGGTCCTGGTAATGTTGATACATGGTTGAATTCAGGAGGAGACATAAACACACTTAAATCAATTACAAGTAAAGATGGCAGACAAATAGGCGAAGCTGCTTATGATTATGTAGTAAAAGCATATGGACAAGATGCTGTAAATAGAATATTAACTTAAATATGAAAACTTTTACATTACCAGATAAAGGACCTTTAGCTGGAAGAGAATTAATAATTCCTGATGACCCTAATCTTAGAGCACAAGTTGGTTATGCAATATCACAAATACCTGAATATGGTCCTGATGTAGCAGAAGAATATACAGAAGGCACATTTTTAGGACAAGCTACAGAATCATTAAAAGGTATTCCTAGAGGTATAGCTCAAACAACTCTTTCTGGATTAAGAGGTCCTGTTGAATTACTAGCACAAGATTCATTAGGCGAAGGTCCATTAGTAAGACTTGCAGATAAAATAAAAGCTACAGAAGAAAAAGTAGCACAAAACATTGCAGGATATAGAGACCCTAGATATGCAGATGCTTTTACTACTAAAGCTGGTCAAGCTTTTGGTTCAATAATACCTTTTGCTGGTTTAGGTCTTTTAGCTGGTAAAGGTGCATCATATCTTCCAATGATGAAACCTGGAACAAAAGGTTTTGGTAAAGTTAATCCTTTAAATTTTAATGCAAAATTTTTAAAATCTAAACCATTCTTATATCCAGCAGGTTTAGGTACATCTGTTTATATGGCAAATAATGCAGATATGATGGATATTGCAGAAGAAGTATATGGAGAAGATAAACCAGGATTTTTTGCTGAAAATTTAAGTACATTAACAGCAGGTGTTATTGGTGCATCAGAAGCATTACCTATATTTAATTTTTTTAGAAGCATACCTAAAAGTGCATTAAGAGATGCTCCAACATCTGCAAAAATATTTAATCATGTTAGAAACTTTACAGCAGGTGGTATTCAAGAAGGATTACAAGAAAGTACAGCAGGACTATTACAAGATTTCAATGCTAGAGGTTTTTATAGTGATGAACTACCTATAGGTGATAGTTTGTTTGATGACTTTACTGTAGGTGGTTTTGCTGGTGGTTTATTAAATACTATTATGCAAGGTTATGGTGGTAGAAGAGGTATAGCATCAGAATATAGAGCAGAAAAAGAAAAACGAGCAGAACAAAAAAAACAAGATTTATTAAAAACTAAAAAGTTTGATATAGCACAACAACAAGGTGTTATAAATATAGCAGACCCAACATTAGATGATTCTGTAGAAGAAGCTTTACTTCTTCCATTATTAGATAATATTCCAAAACCTGTAGAAGTCTCTACAGTACCTCAATTACAAATAAGAAAAAATCAAAATAATACTTTTTCTCTCATAGATAATAATCTAGGAGAAGTTAATTCTTTTACTAAAGAAGTAGATGCTATAAAAGAAAAAGAAAAATTATTAAAAGATTACGAAGTAAATGAAGAAACACAAATATTAAATAATGATTTATATATATTAGGATTAAATAAAAGCCCACAGGCTTATGAATTAGGACAAACAGTTATAGATAATGATACTACTACTGCAAGTTTAAAAGAGATTGTGCCATATGACACATCATTAAAAACTCCAGAAGCAATGCAAAAAGTTTTAATGGGCACTAATAAAAAGTATAAGAACCTACCATTAAAAGAAAACTATACATTTGAAGAAGTAAAAAAAATATTATCTAAAAAAGATTTTAATAATTTTATTACCGATACTTCTCAACAAGTTGCTGTAGTTTCTAGTAGTAAAAATATACCATCTGTAATAGAGAACAATAATAAAACAAATGTAACTATAGGAAGATTAAAAGAAATAGGTGATGCAAAAAATATTAATATAGATATAAATAGTCCTGCATTTGAATATGCAGCAAAACGATGGACTGGTACATCTTCTTTTAAAACAATGACAAAGCCTCAAAAAGAATTGTTACTTGCAAGAATACAATCTATACCAAGATTTAATACTAAAGAAAATTTTCCAAACCTACAACCTAGAATGTATTCTGCACAAGAAGTAGCAGATACAGTTACAAATCTAAAAAAAGATAATGTTTTATTTAATCAAAAAAGTTTAGGCATGATGGGTATAAAAGACCCACAATTTTTTGAAGATTTAGTTTATAGCGGTAGAGCAGAAAAAGTTAAAGGTAATCAATATAAAATTGCAGATAATTTCCAAGAAAAAATAGATAGTAGAGCAGGAGCTTTTAATGAAACTACAGAAGAGTTTGTTAATAGACTTGTTACTGAAGGCAGATTATCACCAGAAGCAATATCACAATTAGAACAAGAACAAAAAATTACAGAATCACAACAACTACCTCCTAAAGAAGAAGCACAAAAAACTATAGATTTTGCTGAATCTGTACAACAAGGTAAAACAAATAAGTTTGCACAAGAGTTAAGAAAAAGATTAGCTAGAATAGGATTAAAAGAAACAGGTGTAGTTGTTAGTAATGACATATTATCTACAAGTACATTGCTAGAAAAAACAGATGGTAGTATTGAATTTCAAGGTATAGATAAAACTACAGAAGGAGAATATGATAGACAAACAGATATTATATTTATATCTTTAAATGCTGTTAATCCTGATGGCAAAGCTACAGATGCTGAAATACAAAGAAAATTAAATGAAGTATTAGACCATGAGTTAATTCATGCTCTTAGAGAAAAAGATTTAATTACTGAAAAAGAATACGATTATTTAAAAAAACAAGTTAAGAAAAAAAGAGTTCCTAAATCCGTTGATGCTATTGCTTTTAATAAAAAAGAAACTTATTACGATAGAGCTATACGGATAAATAAAAGAACTTTTGATGAAAAAGAACAAGCAACTCGTACTAAAGCACCTGTTTATTTTAGTCCTGCTACAAAAGAAGAACTTTATACAGAAGAAGCTATTGCAGAAATGTATAGAAACAGAAGAGTTGAATCTCCTTTACCAGAAAAAGCAGAAGGTATATACAATAAAATTATTGAATTTTTTGCTGAGGTTGGTGAATCATTGCGTATATCTGGTTTTGATAATGCAAATCAAATATTTGACCAAATTCAAGCTGGTAGAGTTGGTAAAAGAGCTAGAGATAAAATTAGAACAACTAAGCTATTAGATAAAGGTGCTGCTCCAGTAGTAGGAGAAATGTTAGATGAAGTAGAAGATGACTATTTAGATATACCTACATTTGCAAAAAGAGGACCTAGAGATGAAACATCTGGTCATGTAGCTGATTATGTACCTGCACAGTATGGTCCACCTGCACATCAACTAGATTTAGAAGCAAGTGGTGAATTAACTCCTGAAGGTTATCCTACAGCTAGTTTTGGTTTTACATATCCTAAAACTTCTCCAGATTATAGAACAAGAGAATTTACAGTTTATAGCACAGCTAGAACTCCACAAGAAATACAAGAAGAACGAGAATTTGTAATTAAACTTATGGAAATAAGAGGCAATCCAAATGCTACTATTACTATGTATCAAGCTGCACCACAAAGAGATTTACGAGAAGGAGATTTAATAACTCCTTTTTTAAGCGAAGCTGAAGCTCTTGTAGAAGATTCTAAAGTTACAAGAGAAGAAATAAGAGAAGCAGATAGAGCTAGAAGAAGGCAAGAACAAATAGATAAAACAGGTGCAGTAGATTTACAACAAGAAAAACTATATAACCAAATGGACAAAGCTTTTGATATTGGAGG